AGGTAATGGAAACCATGATGGCTTCTCAGAATTTAGGTAATGATTCTAATAATGGAATGTCAAGAAACATCGTTAAGTCAACTAAAGATGATTTAAAAAAAAATTAATCACTTTCGATGACATATTGGATCAAGGAATAGGAACGTTGGGTTTATCACCCGACGTTTTTTGGTTATTAACGTGGGCAGATTTTGTTAGACTAATGGAAGCATGGACACACAACCAAAACCAATCTTGGGACAGAACTAGATATCAGTCTACTATGGTAGCTAATTGCGCTATGGGTAGAAAAAAGACAATTAATCCAAAAGATTTATTCAAATTACCTCACGATTTTAGTAGTGAATCAAAAACCCCATTACCTACAAAGGAAGAGATGGATGCTTTAAAAGGAAAGTACATGAAACTACCTATCTAATATTAATTAAATTTGTATTATGACTGAAAAGAATAGACTAATTTTTGAAACGTTTTTAAAGACAGGAAACTTTAGTAAAGGCGTTACGAAAATTCAATCCGGCTTTAAAAAGCTATCTAACCTAGCTACAGGATTCGCTACAGGATTCATGGGGACACAACTGTTTGGTATGTTCAAGGAATGGGCAGAAGAAGCGGGTAAAGTGGAAACCGTAAACAGAAGTTTTGCTAGAACTTTTGGAGTAATGGCTGATGAGACAGATGCTAGTTTGAAAAAAATGGCTCAAGTTTTAAGAAGAAATACTTCTGAAATGAAAAAGGGAGCGGTTTCTTTTCAAGCATTTTTTACGGGATTAGGATTTGCTAGTAAGGCATCATCACAAATGTCGGTGGATCTACAAAAGATGTCTGTTGATTTGGCTTCTTTCTTTGGTATAGCTGATGCAAATGCACAAAAGAGATTTCTAGCTGCGCTAGCGGGTTCTCCCGAAGTTCTTGATCAGTTTGGTATAAACCTAAAACAAGCTGCATTACAAGTTGAATTATACAATATGGGTATAAAGACAACTGTACAGAATACAAGCGAGACAATAAAAACTACTGCTAGATTAGCTATTATAATGCGTTCAATGTCATCTGCGGGTATCCTAGGTGATGCATTACGTTCATTAGATACATATGCGGGTAAAATGAAAGCATTAGATTCTGCTTTCTTGAGCTTTAAACAAACGGTTGGAAAAGTTGTTATACCCGTAATAATAAAATTATCAAACACATTATTGGGATTATTTAAGATTATAAATGCAGTAAAAAATATTACTAATATAGGTGAGGCTCTTTTTGGAAAGCAATTTGAAGCAGCAAGAATTAAAGAGTTTAAGAAAGAACTAGAGCAAGTAAAAGTATCTCAAAAAGAACTTAATATATTAATTAGGACAAATTCTGCAATAAGGGATGCTAGTAAAGTTTTATCTGATGAAGAACTTAAAAATTACGTTGCTTTAGTTAGAAAGGAAGAGAAATTAAAAAAACTTTTAGAAGATGGTAATTTAGAGCAAAGAGATAGAGTATTAGTTACCGAAAAATATATGTTCTTTACCGGTGAAGTCCAAAAATTACAAGTAAAAATTGATGAGTCACTTAAAAAACAAATTGAAGATCAAGAAGAGTTAAATAAACTAAAGCAAGAAGCAATTAATTTATTATTAAGTGAGGAAGAGCAAATAAAAGATAGATATAAATTAGAAGAAGAGGCTAGAGGATTTAATAAAAAAGACTCATTAGAATTAAAAAATCTAATATCACTACAAAAAGAACTTTTACCCGTACTTAATCAACAACAAGAAGCCGGAGCAATAACTAGTGAGGAGTATGGAACTCAGCTTTTCAGACTAGTTGCTATGGAACTAGCATTAAAAAATGTTTTAAAATTAGAGGCTGAAATAGCAAGAAATAAGAAGAGGGATGGGCAACAAAAAGAGATAGCTAAGCCTGTTTCTATGCAAGGTAAAATTACAAGAAAGTTTGATGTATTAAATATGCCTACGGGTGAATTGACTGATCAATCTCTAGCTATTATTAATGCTACCCTTAATGAAAAGACTATGATAGATAGGGCAAAGGAGATAATGGGTAATGTCTCAATTGCACTTGTTGATGTAGTTCAAGGTAAATTTAGTGACACCATGAGAACTATGACTATATCATTAGAGGAAATAGCAATGCCATTTATTAACGCATCAATGCAACTCTTTGATCAAATGTTAACTCCTCCGGATGCTACATTAAGTAAAGAAGAACAAGCAGAACAAACAAAGAAAGCGTTTGCCGGTATTATAGTTGGTTTAGGACAAGCTATGATGGCAATTGGACAGGGAATGGTTGTTATTGCTTTAGGATTAGAAACATTAAGAGTAAAACCCGTAGCGGGTGGTATTATTGGTTTAGCAATGATTGGTATGGGTGCTGCCTTAGTTAAAACAGGAAAGGGTAAATTACAAAACTTAAAGAACTCTGCTCACTCAAGAGATGCCGGAGGAGGTGCAAACGGAGGTTCGGGAGTTGGAGGATTTAGTGGTATGATGGGTGCAATACAGGGAGAACAAGTATTTAGATTAGCCGGTAATGATTTAGTTACGGCACTTAATAGAACAAACAGATTCCAAGGATCAATAGGAGGATAAAATATGGCTATATACGGTAAAAAATACACATTAGAGTTTGATGATATTATTTCGGGAGAGTATAATGATTATAAACTTGAAATATTTAAAAAATATGAAACAGAAAATTTAAGCACAACTGATAATGTTTATGTAAGTGGTTATAATCTAAATCAAGGATTGCTTTATAAGGGTACTCCTGTTTATATTGAAGCGGGAGTAATATACAGATCAAAAGCAAATGATCCGACATCAATGCCCGCTCAAGGTGTGATATACGCTGATATGCCTCAAAGTTCGGGGGGCAATGTGTTGATTAAAGGCTATGTTGATGATTTATTAATTTCATTAGGTAATGCATATGTAGGTGAAACCGGAGGATTAACTAATACCACAACGGGACTTACTCAAGTTCAGTTATTGGGAGTACAGTTTACTGCTAGTAAATTTATTTTATTTGATCAAGAGGTGACATTAAAAGGAACAGGGAGTCCTATACGGCTTAATTACAACTTAGTTGATGATGACATTTTATCTCCATTTAGGGCAAGTTATTTAGATATTTCTTTTTATAAGGAGAGTTTATCTGATGATTTTTCTGAGTTGTTTGCAGCAGAAAACGATGCATTTAAAGTAACGCTTAAAAAAAATAATGTTTTGTTTTGGCAAGGTTGGATAGGTTCACAATTATTTTCAGAACCATTTGCATCACCTCCTTATCCCATATCATTAAGAGCATATGATGGATTACATCTATTGAAAAATATACCTTACTTTGATGATCCGGAAGTATTCCAAGCAACATCTAATTTGTTTAATGATAGATTTGGTTACCATAATATAGTAGATGTTGTTGAGAAATGCATCTATAATACGGGAGTTTTAAATGATGTTTTTTATTGCATAAATATCAGCAACTCATCGTATCCAACAATTCCAACTCTATTTCCTGTAAGAGCAAGAGTTCATCATCAAACATTTCTAAACGGAGAGTCCAATTCCATGAATATGGAAGAGGTTTTACAGATGGTTTTAAAATCACTTGGGGCAACAATTTATCAAAGAGATGGTGATTGGTGTGTGATTAAAATTTCTGATTTTACTCTTTCACCGATTCCTATTCTTATCAAGAGAAGTGATTGGATTACCGGCAGCACAACAGAAACAAATTACATAACAACTACACAAACATACACTAGTTCTGAAGATGTATCAAAGAACATAAATTTATTCCAAGTAGATTCGGGTTCAACCATGACTGTTCAGTATCCTTTAAAAGAGGTTATTGTAGAGCATGAGTTTGATCACAACATGGTGACTAGCACAACCATTGATTCAGTAAGGGATTTAGGTGCTGATGATCCATCGGGTACATATTTGTTTACTGAATGGGAGCCAAGTGGAACTAACATACAGGAGGCGGTTGTATTAAGAAAAAATGAAGCATTAAGTGAATCTAAAAATTTACCGAAATCATTTATTGAAGCTGATTTAAGTGCTAGTGGGGTAAATATGGATTATTGCGATCCATCATTATCTTATCCTGTTTCTCATGATTGTACTGTTGATAGTTCGAGAATAACCGGACTAAGGGCAGAAGTAAAGTCTCGTCCATTGGGTAGAAATTTAATTGGTGATGAGGCTTATTTCTTATCCTTCAGTCCAAGATTGTCTTATGTTGATGGGGGTGTTACAAAGGAGTATGGATTTGGTACAGTAAAAACATTTGAAACCTCAATGATTAATAAAAGAATCTTGAGAATGAATGCAGAAGCGTTTATATATGCCGGTACACAACCATTGTCTATTCAAGGTTTATTTGTTTATTTAGAGCAAAATGCTATTGATGTTTCATGGAAGGTTAGAATAACTGAAAATAAACAACCGTGGTTTGAGAGCAATACTTATACTACTCCGGCTCAAACCCCAAATACTCAGCCTTATTCATTTGGTGACGATGCCAATGGTGCTTTTGGTTGGCTTGAGAATTTCCCATCGGGAGGATTAATTGAGGCTGATTATGAAGTTTTTTTTGATGTTGTTACCGGC